TAATCTATTCTAAAGACAGAAAGAAGATTGTCAAAGTAGAACACTTTCCAATTGAAACTTTAAGGGCAGAAAAGGCAAATGAAGAAGGTGATGTACCTGCTTATTACTATTTTAAGGATTGGACAAACATAAAACCAAGTGACACACCTTTAAGAATACCTGCATTTGGGATGTCAAAAGAAAATATTGAGATTTTATATATTAAACCATATCGTGCAGGGTTTTATTATTATAGTCCTGTCGATTATCAAGGGGGTTTGCAATATTGTGAGATTGAAGAAGAGATTTCGAATTTTCATTACAATAATATAAGAAATTCATTTTCTCCAAATATGCTCATTAATATGAATAATGGGATTCCGAACCAAGAAGAAAGGCAGTTATTGGAAACTAAAATTGCATCTAAGTTTTCGGGAACATCAAACGCAGGTAAATTTATATTAAGTTTTAATAATGATAAAGAATCTGCTGCTGATGTAACACCTATACAATTAAGTGATGCACATAATGTTTATTCTTTTCTTTCAACAGAAGCAACTCAAAAGATAATGGTTGCTCATCGGATTGTTTCCCCTATGTTATTAGGAATAAAAGATAACTCGGGTTTAGGAAATAACGCTGAAGAAATTAAGACTGCAAGTTTATTAATGGACAACACAGTAATCCGTCCGTTTCAAGAACTTTTAATTGATTCATTTGATCAAATACTAGCATACAATGATATTTCTTTAAATCTATACTTTACAACTTTGCAACCTTTAGAATTTACAGAGGTTGACAAAGATTTACAAAACAAAGAAGAAATAGAAGAAGAGACGGGAATTGAAATGAGTTCCCAAATAGACGGCAAAACTGCATACGATACAATCGAAGAAGCAGAAGCTGAAGCTAAAAAGATAGGATGCGAAGGTTATCACGAACACGAAGTTGATGGGGTTACTTATTATATGCCTTGTGAAAGTCACGATGAAGCCTTAGATGAATTTCTTTCTTTAGGGGAAGATGAAGATGAACTTTTAGATAAGTATGATTTAATAGATGTTTCAGAAGTTGATTATGATAACGATGATGATTTAGATCAACAAGTAACTGAGTTAAATGAACCATCTTTACTTAAAAAAATAACAAATTTAGTAAGCACAGGAAGAGCATATCCTTGGGCAAAAGATTCAGAGCAAGATGGAGGAACTAAACAAGATGAAGACTTAACTTTTTTAGTTCGTTACCAATACGCTCCTTTAAAAGTTCAAGGTGACTCTAGAAAGTTTTGTGATAAAATGGTTGCTACTAAAAAAATATACAGAAAAGAAGATATAATTGCTTTAACGAATAAGCCTGTTAATGCAGGGTTTGGAGTAAAGGGTGCAGCAACTTATTCTATTTGGTTATATAAAGGCGGTGCAAGGTGTCATCATAAGTGGTTTAGAAAGACATATATGCTCACAGAGGGCATTAAAAAGAGAACCGAAGTAACCACAAAGGAAGCAAGATCAAAAGGCTTTAGAGCGCCTGTAAATGAGCAACTAGTACCTGTTGCCCCTAACGATATGCAATACAAAGGATTCACAAAAGCCTATTGGGATAAAATGGGAGGTTTTAAAAAGAAAAAGAAAAAATAATGGCAACAGTTTTATTCATAAATCGCACCGATTTGATCAGAAATAGCATTCTCGATGGGAATGTGGATACTGACAAATTTATTCAGTTCATAAAAATCAGCCAACAGATAAATATTCAAAACTATCTAGGTACAAAACTTTACGATAAGTTTACTTTAATAGTTGGAAACGGAGACATAGATACTGCTCCTTATGCTGATTATAAGACACTTCTAAACGAATACATTCAGCCTATGTTGATTTGGTTTGCCCAAGTAGATTATCTTCCCTTCGCTGCTTACCAAGTAAAGAACGGAGGGGTATTTAAACACACCTCAGAGAACGCTGAGACTGTTAACAAAACAGAAGTGGACTATCTAGTAGAAAAAGCAAGAACACACGCTGAGTGGTACTCTAGGAGGTTTATAGATTATATGTGTTTTAACGAGAATTTATTTCCCGAGTACACTTCGAATGTGAACGATGATATTTATCCAAGTTACGATGCAACTTTTAACGGATGGGTGCTTTGAGTTACAAACCGAAAAAAGAGAACATTAAAAAATTAAAACAGTTTTTATCAAAACTTAAAGACAATGGCAGTATTAACGAATAAATCAATTGCATCTACCTATAAAAGTGTTCTGTCGATTGGTGCAACTACTGAAAGCGCATTAACCACAAGTATCCAACAATTAACTGATGGATTGGGGAATAGTTCTCCTTTGTCAATGAGTACAACTCAGATTCAGTTTAATAATGATGCTAATACTTTTTCGTTTCCTGCTGATAGAGGCACAAGCGGACAGATTTTAAAACTAGCAGATGCAAACGGAACTTTAAGTTGGGCAGATGATGATCTTTCAAACACATTAGATTTTTCGGGTGGTACAGGCACAGGTTCAGTTACTTTAGATAGTCAAACATTAGCCTTTACAGGTACGGCAAATCAAATAGAAACAAGCGCATCAAGCCAAGCAATTACTTTATCCTTTCCAACCGCAGGTGTTACACTTCCCGATGGATCAATAGCGACTACTCAAAGTCCTAGTAATAATTCTACAAAGGTTGCCACAACTGCCTATGTAGAAGCAGCCGTTGCAGCAGGGGGTGATGTAACCAAAATTGATCCAATTACTGCAAATCAAATAGCAGTTTGGAACGATTCAACAGATGAATTAAGAAGTGATGAAACTGTAACAATAGGAACAGATCATTCAATTACTTTATATCAGCCAAACACAAATTCTAATACAACTAATTATATTATTGGTGGCGGATCATCAATGACAACGGGGCAGCAAAATACGGGGTTTGGTAGTAGTGTTCTTACCTTAAATACAACGGGTGTTGGTAATGTGGCTATTGGATCAGATTCTTTGACAACTAATGTAAGTGGAAATAATAATGTTGCCATTGGACTTGAGACTTTAAAAAGAACTACTGCAAGTGATAATATTGCCATTGGTAGTAGAGTATTACAATCTGACACAACGGGTTATGAAAATACTGCAATAGGTGGCTTATCTCAATACAATATAACAACTGCTTATGGAAACACTTCTTTAGGATACAATAGTTTAATTTATAATTCAACGGGTATTCAAAATACTGCAATAGGGTTAAACTCATTAAAAGGGGTATCAACTTATTCTGCATCTAATAATACTGCTATTGGTTACAATTCGGGTTCTGCAATAACAACGGGTTCTTATAACGTAATAATTGGCTCTAATACGGGTAGTACAATAGCAACATCATCTAGCAACATTATCATTTCAGATGGTATTGGGAATATTAGGCAAAGTTTTGATTTTACGGGTGCTGCTACTTTTAGTGGTAATGTGGGTATTGGAATAGCGCCATCAGCAAATAGTTTACACATCTATAAATCTGATCCAATATTACTAATACAATCAAGTAATACAAGTGGAGATGCGGAATTACAATTTTTTCCAAGAGACGGAAGTAATGTTGCGCATCTACAATCAATAAAAGGAGAAGGAAGTAGTTTAGTGTTTTCAACGGGCGGAAATTCAGTCAATGATTATGTGCCTACTCCAAGACTCACCATCTCATCGAATGGATTAGTAACATTAGATTCAAGTATTGTTTTAGATGATAACGAAGGATTGTTTTGGGGTGCTACAAGTGGATCAAACGAATATATTGTTAATAATGGTTCAGATTTAATATTAGGTACGGGAGGTTCTCCAAAACTCACCATCACATCGGGGGGTAATGTGGGTATTGGAACTGATTCGCCTAGTGAACAATTAAATTTAATGGGCGCTAATGATTACACATCTAAAATAAGATTTAGTTATGGATCAAGTGGTACAAGTTATTACACAAACTTTGGATATAATTCAAATGGTAATAATGCTTATTTACAAATAGCAGATGGTGGAGCAGCATCTACAATAATGACTTGGAATTATGACGGTAATGTGGGTATTGGAACTGATTCGCCCGAAGAATTATTAGATGTTTATACTGAAGGAGCAGATCCAACCTCTATTTTACAAATTAGAGCAAATAGAACGGGTTATGGAAGTATTAGAACGAACTTAAAAACATACGCGGGGGGTTCAAGTGCTACTAATAAATTTACCATTAATTTTGAAGGAACAGATGCACTCACCATCTCATCGGGGGGT